GTCACATAGCTGACGTTTATGAGAATCGTGGTGATTCTATTCTTATGGAAAGATTGGCTAGAGGAAGCAATTTTTATAGCAATGTTAGGATTCCAAATTTTTGAGTGCTACAACAACAGATACTAGAATCCATGTAAATAAGCGTAAAGTAAACGTTGGTGATATGCACCATAGAGTTTTGCTTCACACTAGATCAATTACTCCTCCTGTATTTGGCAGTATAGATTTCACTGAGGCTTTTGCAGGAAATTCTAGATGGGCTTCTATCCATACTAAAGACGGCAAACTAGTTATGGATGATGTTGGTCGTGATGTTAACTCTACACACCAAATTTATATTAGATATGATTCTGTAGTAGACTCAGAAACTTTTGTTCAATCAGAAGATGGTAGAAGATTCAAAGTATTAAGCGTAGAGAATTTTGATAATAGAAAAGAATATATGAAACTTAATTGTACTGATCGAGGATTAAACGAAGCAGCCAAGGCATGATTATTTCTTTTGAAACTGATAGCCCTACTCCAAAAACTCTTGAACAAATCAGATTGCAATCTAGTAATGTTCGTAAGACAATTAGAGAAACATTTTACTTCATGGGCGTTGAGTTAAAGAAAGAAATTAGCGCAAATATTAAAGATGTATCCCAAAAAAGTGGTAATGTTTATTTTGTTAGAAAGCGAGGCAGAAGAGTAAGGCATCAAGCGAGTGCCCCTTTTGAAACGCATGCTGATCTTAGTGGAGTTCTTAGAAGATCACTAGCTTTTAAAGTTCAAGGAACTGAGAATCTAAAGATCGGTTATGGAGTTAATCCTAATAGAGATGCTCCTGAATATGCACTAATAGAATTTGGATATGGCGGCATACTTCCACGACCATCGATTGGGAATGTATTGGATTCTCCTGATGGTGAGAACATGCAATTTGAAACGTTCTTTGAAAGAAGGTTAGAAAAACTTGATCGCTAGTGATGTAGCAGAGCGACTGACTTCTGAAGTTCCTAAATACACGGATCTTTTTTCAGATGTTTTCACTATAACTACTATAGTGAATGCTGCGAGCGTTTCTACGGTTCAAACTTCTACTGATAATAATCTATCAGTTGGAGACCCAGTTTTAATCACGGATGTTATAGTTCCTATTGACCAATCTACTTTGAGTAGAGTGCTTACTGTAGGAACTTTAGTAACAGCTGTTGATCATGATCTAACTAAAGCGATAGCAATAACAATTACTATTGCAAACGCTGCAGATGCTAATTTTAATGGAACATTTGCAGTTATACAAATAGTCAATAGGCGCACTATTAAATTCACCATAGCAGATTCAGGAGCCACCTCTACCACAGGAGGTGAGTTACTAGATTCCGCTAGATATGATCAAGCATATAATGGTTTATTCCAAGTGGCGAGTATAGTTAGCCCAACTATATTTACAGTATCTACTCCTGGTTCATTAGCAGGAACTTCGACTGGCGGTCAGGCAAAGACGAACACGAGAATAAGCGCAAGTGCGAACATGCAGAGATCACTAGCAGGATATACTGAGCAAAGCGTAGAGAAGGCATGGATGTTCGTAGTGCTTGGGTCTGCTAGTGCATCAAAGGATAGAACTACAAATACTGATCTGACTAGCAACCGGACTAGATCAAATTTCTTTAGGCAGCAGATACAAGAAGCTGTATCAATATATGTAGTTAGCAATACCAAAGATGAAATAGCTGGTCGTAAGATTCGTGATGAAATGTCAATACTTTTGCTAGCTATCACAAAGTCAATAGTATTTTACAGATTCAATACAAATTTATATGCAGGAAATAGTGAGCCGCTGATATTTGTAGATCATAGCATTGATCAATATGATGGCTCTTTGTACGTACATGTTTTTAACTTTGAAGCATCTACTGAATTTACTTTTGAGGACACTAGTGGCTATGATGCGGATGTTGCTTTCCGTGATATAGATTCAACCTTCGATTCAGATCTTGGCACTGGTGCTGAGAATGCTAATGACCTTATCGACTTGGACGACACGGAGCTATAATGAAGATTAAGATCAATAAGAATTTTTCTGGGCACAAAGCTGGTGACATCGTTAATATCGAGTCACAAGGTGATGTTCCCATTGAAAATTTCTGGCGGCGTCGATTGCGAGATTCTGCTATTGATGGTTGCTGTGAAATTGTGATAGAAACTAAAAAGAAGAAGACAACCAAAGAGGTAGACACTAATGGCGAATGAAATCCTACAGCCTTCGGTGAGCCTGAGCCTAGTTAGTGCTGACCTTGAGGTTGCTAACAAAGCGCAGAAGGTTTTGCTGGTAGGCCAATTTATTGCAGGCACTGCAACCGATGGAGTTCTAGTTGAAGACATCGGTAATTCTGGTGAGGAAAACGCCCTCTTTCAAAGGGATAGTCACCTTGCTGAAATGGTTCGCGCGTTTAAGCGTATTGCTCCCCAGGTTCAGTGTGATGCTATTCCGCTTGCTGATGCGGCTGGTACGGCTGCAGCTTATACTATGACTGTTGTCGGAACTGCTACTGAGGCAGGAACTATTACCGTTATCGCTGGGTCTGCTAAAAATCATAAAGTAGTGGCTTCTGTGGCGAGTGGCGATAGTGAAACTGTAATGGCTTTGGCTATGTCAAATGCTATCAATGCAGATCTTGATAATCAGTTTACTTCTGCCCCAGTTGCTGGCGTGATTACGCTGACATATAATCATGATGGTACAGTTGGCAATGATATGCCAGTTGGCGTGGTTGCAGATGGTGTATTTGCTGGAGCTATTGCTGGGCTGACTAGCATTACTATTGCCGCATCGGTTCCTGGTGCTACTGATCCTACTGCGTTGGCAACAGATGCAATATTTGATACTGTTGGGAATAATAGGTACCAAGGAGTTGTCTGCCCATATATATCGGCAGCTGGAATGGTATCGACATGGCTAGATGGTAGATTCAATGCTAATAACAGCATCCTTGATGGTGTTGCTTTTGTTACCTATGTTGATACATTTGCTAATATTGATAGTGCAGTATCTGCTTTAAATAGTAAATCATTGGTTGCACTAGCTGATGAGTCCGTATCCGATGTACTGTCTTACTTCGGACCTGCTATGCCAGAGTCACCGTATGTTATTGCTACGTCATTTGCTGCTCTTCGCGGATTGAGACTAACTACTGATGCTTCAATTTCTCAGTATCTTACTACTACGGCATCACGGGATCAATTTGGAGGGACTGCTCTTGCATCACTACCTTATTTCAATAGCACTATACCACAATTGCCTATTACGAGAACTGGGAAGGGCTTTACTAACATTGAGATTGAGAACCTACTGACAGCGGGTGCTGCGGTCATTGGCCAGAATTCTGCTGGAACGGGTAATCTGGTAGGTGAAGTTCCTACTACCTACAAGACTGATCCCGCTTCGAATGCCGATATTAGTTGGAAGTATTTGAATTATGTTGACACGATGTCTAATGTTCGTGAGTACTTTTTCAATAACTATAAGAAGAGGTTCGCACAGTCTCGCCTCACAGAAGGAACAGTTCTGCGCGGACGTGATATGGTAAATAGAGCAATCTTTGAGGCTTATACAGATCAGCTTTATGGGGATCTAACTAGTTCTGATTTTGTTCTACTGCAAGGAGGAACAGTTGCTGTGAACTTCTTCAAGGATAATAGAACAGTTGTTCTTGATCTATCCCTTGGGAAGATTACAATCACAATGCTTACTCCGATTGTTACACAAACAAGAACGATTATTGGCACCATTCAAATCGCATTCAGCACTGAGGGCTAATTATGATTCAACTAACCGATGCAACATTTATCGTAAACAATGAGGCAGTCCCCACTATTCCCAATAGTATTGCTTTTACTGAAGGGCTTGGGGAGCAGAGTATGAAAGCTGCTTCCATCGGCGGTGGAGCAGTAGAGCCAATTTATGCTAATGATCTTGAGACTGCGTTCTCTATGTCAAAAGCTGAATTGCCCTCTACTCCTGAACTTATTGAACTTGTTAAGATTTGGAAAACAAATCGAAACAATAATGTAGTTCAGATTGTTGGTGAGACTCCTGAAGGTACTCTCACCCGTACTTTCGCTAGGGCAGCATTGACTAGTGACTATGAAGTTGGGATTGGAACCGACGCCACGATTCCCGTGGAATTTAAATCTATCTCTGCAGTCTAATAAAGGAACCCCCTCGTGAAAACGTTTGAATTCAAGTTTGATGAGCCTATTGAATTTTCCCATGGTGGCGAAAGGGT